CCCCGGTGCTACCGACTATGGTGGCGAAAGCCGACACAAGAATACTCCTACTTAGTGCTACTGAGTTGGAGGAAAAGCGCAACCGCAGAATTGATGTGGCCTTTTGAGATGGGATTCTTTAACGTCGGAAGCGGGACATCTGGAAGCGTTAAAACCTCGCGCTTACAGTAAATAGTCTTACGCGTAGACGTAAAAGAAAGAAACTCCCAAAACAGGTACCCATCAGTCCCTCTGTCTGACCCAAACGTTGTAATGAATGGATGTTCAGATGGAGTCACGCCGTTGAAGTGATGCAAAGTCGTATAGCGTGTCTTCTGTTCAACAATGAAGATCGTTTTATATGACTCTTTTACCACTAAACCGTCTAGGGCTGCAAGCGAACTAAGCCAGTTACCGATCGGCAAGAACCAATCGACAACAAAACTTAGAGGCAGCAGTTCCCAGGCGATATTTGCTGGGTTAGTGAAGCCCAGAGTAGCTGCTTGTCGCTTAAAGAGACGAGGGATCGTAAAACTCGTGCCATACTTCACACGAATAGTCGCTTTCCTTATCTCATAAGCTCCGGAGTTAGCAAAGGGCGAACTCGTCCCGTAGAGAGTTGTGCTCTCCTTGGTAAAGCTCTGCTTTGCATGCCCGTTGGATTTAAACGGCGCACTTCGCAGGACGTACTCTGCGAGATGCTCAGCGGCGCCTTGTAGGTCGCCGATTAATGGTTTAATTCCATACTTCCACGCGAGGAAGTCGCTCGCCGCACCCTTTGGGGTGGTAGGGAACAACACCTTAAACGCAGCTAACACCCTTCCTTTCCGAAGATTGGAGAGAGAGGTCGCAATACGTTTAGCTATATCGGCTATTTGATTCACCGTTTTTAGCCCTTGTGAAAGTTCCACCGCCAAATCAACTTTCTTGCGCTCTAGCTTGACGTAATGGCGACGAAGAGCAACTTTGCTCAACGCCGCCACCTCGTCCTGCCAAGACGCCAGAAAGGCAGCCTGATCTGTCGGTGTTCGGTCGTCCCTGAAGTTTGGGATACCAACTAGAGGGTCGGTCGTGTAACCGAGATCCGCCCACTGGAAGAAACAAGCATTTCCAATAGGTAGAACACTTCCTAGGAGGTCAGGATTTGAGTAGTGGAAACTTGCGGGAGTAGAGTTAAATTTAGAAATCACTCCATTCCCGTAGCCATCCGTCTGCCCAGTCTGCTGGTAAAACTCAAGGTCGTTAACATTCGCGTCAACAGGTGTAACTCGAGAGTGACGCGACCACTTCCGATTCATTGGACGTAGTCGCTTCTTAACCTCGGGTATCCACTCGAAACGCGTCAGTTCAGCCCTTGGGTCGTAACCGTTAGACCGAAGCACGAACGTTCCGTCGGGTACTGGCACAACATGCCAGCCTTTCGGAATACGTTTTGGTGTCTTCGTCCTGATCGGTCTGCTGCGTCGCCAATCCATCTTATCGGTAAGTAGCTCCTTGCGGAGCGTCTTATCCTTACCGGCGAGTTTTACGGGAGGAGGTTTCCTCGAGTACCACTCGAATAACTTCTGGGCGTGCGCAGATCGAAATCTCTTGCCAGAAAACCGAG